CACACATATGATGTTGTTGGTTCTATGTTTCCAACAAAAGAAATGGGTGGTGGTTCTGGATTAAAATATGCAGCTTCTTCTATCGTATATCTTTCCAAAAGAAAAGAAAAAGAAGGAACAGAAGTTGTAGGTAATATTATACATTGTAAAAACTTTAAATCAAGACTTACAGTAGAAAACAAAATGGTTGATGTTAGACTAACATACAATAAAGGACTTGATAGATATTATGGATTACTTGAACTTGCAGAAAAATATAAAGTATTTAAAAAAGTTGCAACGAGGTATGAGTTACCAGATGGTTCAAAACAATATGGTAAAACTATATTGAATGACCCAAAAAAATATTTTACTAAAGATGTTATGGATATCTTAGATGAATGTGCGAAGAAGGAATTTAGATATGGTGGAACAGAAAGCGTTGAGGAAATTGAATGATACCTCAAATAGATATTTAGGTAATATCGCAGATGATTATGTTTTTTTAGAAAACAAATCAAAGTCACAACAAGATTGCATTGGTATTAAAGGTGGTAGATACGATGGTATTGTATTCAAGTTTGGAAAGATTGCATCAGTACAAGACCCACAAAACCCAGGCTTAGAAGCAGTTCTTAAATTTCAATATACAGTTGTAGATTACAATGGATTGAAAGAAGAACATTTGAATATAGATTTCAAAAATCTTCTAGGTGATATACTTTGTGATATAGTAGACAAACATTATTCAGAGGGGGTTATTAGTGGTACAAAATCAGACGATAGAAGTAACGACACTAAGTCAGTTATTGAACAATGAAGAGTTCAATCGTAAGGTAACACCGTTTCTAAAAAAAGAATATTTCAAAGATAGAAGTCAACAGATTGTCTTTGAAGAAATAAATGACTTTGTAGAGAAGTATTCTAAACCTCCAACTCAAACTGTTTTAGAAATAGAGATTCAAAACAGAAGAGATTTATCAGAAACTGAAAATAGTGGTGCATTAGAACTTTTAAAAACACTTGATAAATCAGAGGTTGATTATGATTGGTTACTAAAAACAGTTGAACAATTCTGTAAAGATAAGGCTGTATATAATGCAGTTGTTGATAGTATAAAAATAATAGAAGATAAAGATAAGAACAACACACCAGAATCTATTCCTAGTATACTATCAGATGCACTTGCAGTTTCTTTTGATAATCATATTGGACACGATTATATTGATGAGTCAGAAAGACGATTTGAATACTATCATAAAAAAGAAGATAGAATACCTTTTGACTTAGAATACTTTAATAAAATTACTAAAGGTGGTTTACCTAACAAAACTTTAAATGTTGCACTTGCTGGTACTGGTGTTGGTAAATCATTGTTTATGTGTCATATGGCTGCATCAACTTTGATGCAAGGTAAAAATGTTTTATATATTACATTAGAGATGGCAGAAGAAAAGATTGCAGAAAGAATAGATGCAAACTTAATGAATCTATCTATTGATGATTTACACGAACTACCAAAGAAAATGTTTGATGATAAGATTAATAGTATATCAAAGAAGACAGTTGGTAAATTAGTAATCAAAGAATATCCAACTGCATCTGCACATAGTGGTCATTTTAAAAGTTTAGTAAAAGAACTTGCACTCAAGAAATCATTTAAACCAGACATTATTTTTATAGACTATCTAAATATATGTTCATCAACTAGATTTAAAGGTAATGCAAGTGTAGGTTCATATTTTTATATTAAGGCGATTGCAGAAGAACTTAGAGGTTTTGCAGTTGAATCTAATGTTCCAATAGTATCTGCAACACAAACAACAAGAAGTGCATACACTTCAACAGATGTAGGATTAGAAGATACATCAGAAAGTTTTGGTTTGCCTGCAACTGCCGATTTGATGTTTGCATTAATATCTACTGAAGAACTAGAGGATTTAAATCAGATTATGATTAAACAATTAAAGAATAGATATAATGACCCTACAATGAATAAAAGATTTATATTAGGAATAGATAGAGCAAAGATGAGGTTATATGATGTTGAACAAGTCGCACAAAAAGATGTGTTGGACTCTGGACAAGATGAACCAGTCTTTGACAATACTGGTGTTGGAAAAAGATTAGGAGAAAAATCTTATGAAAAGTTTTCCGACCTCAAGATATAAAAAGTATAAGATAAAATACTATTATGATGTTGAATGGAGAAATAAAGAAGCTGTCTATGTTGTTGTTGAATTACCAACAAATGATGTTGTCCAAGTATTCAAATTCAAGGAAGACGCTGAAGAAATGGTTTCAGATTTAATGACTATTAGACCGTTTGGTAGAGACCCTTTACCTAAATTCTTAAAGGAAAAAAAATGAAAGATGACCCAACAAAAGACCACCCACCAATATGGCCATATAAAATGGCTTTAGCCGAAGAATTCTTGGAAGAAAACCACCCACCAATATGGGGTAAAGATGGTAGTCAAGTATTATTCAAAGAGAGATATCCAGTTGTTCTCAAAACATATGACAAATGGAAAGACTTAAATCCTTTATTAGAAAAATATATTCGTGAACAAGGTGATAGAATAAAACATAGGTCAAATATAAAAGCACAAATGACAGAGTGGAATATGCAACTTGAAGCTGGTGGTGAACATTTTCAAAAGTTAGTTGATTGGGTTAGAGAAGTATCAATAGATTCATCTCCAGTGCAGTTTATACCAGATTGTTATGATTGTTGGGGTGCAGTATACAGAAAAGGTGAATATACTCAATCACACGACCACTGGCCTGCAATATGGTCTTGGACATACTATGTTAATGTAACTAGTCAATGTTCACCCTTAGTTTTTACAAATTCAGATTACAAAGTGCAACCATCTAATGGATTATTGGTTATGTTTCCAGGCTGGGTCAAACATAAAGTACCACCACAAGAGTGTGACCACGAGAGGATTATGGTTGCTGGTAATTTAAATGCAAGAGGTGGAATGTTCTAGGGACTTGACAAATGTTCAATTTATAAATATAGTATATACAACTATGGAAAAATTGAACTATGTTAACATTTAAAGAATTCTTATTAGAAGATAAACAAGGCAAAAATCTACACCTTGAACACCTAGAAGATGAGATACTCAACTTTGGTGTTGGTGGGGGTAGAGGTGCAATTAATTTTCTTCAATCACTTAGAGATATGTTATCTGGGTCATCAAAAGGTTCAGTTAATATGACTGTTAAGTGGGACGGAGCTCCTGCTATATTTGCAGGCGTTGACCCTTCAGACGGCAAGTTCTTTGTCGCAAAGAAATCAGTATTCAATGTAAATCCAAAGTTATATAAAGAAGAATCAGAAATAGATGTTTCTGGTGATTTAAAAGATAAGTTTGCAATCGCACTCAAAGAATTTAAAAAACTAGGAATAAAAAATGTTATTCAAGGTGATTTGATGTTCACCAAGAAAGATTTAAAAAAGGAGAAAATTGATGACAAAACCTTTATTTCTTTTCAGCCTAATACTATCGTGTATGCTACACCTATGGGTTCTGAACTTAGTGGACAAATCTCTAAAGCACAAATTGGAGTCGTATGGCACACAACCTACGAAGGTGATAATCTACCATCAATGTCAGCAAAATTTGGAGTGGACATAAAAGGATTAAAAAAGATAGATAGTGTATGGATGGATAATGCTTCATTTAAAGATGTTTCTGGTAAAGCAACATTTACTCAATCAGAAACAGATGAAGTAACATCATACTTATCAACAGTAGGTAAGATTTTTAGAAGAATAAATTCATCATTGTTAGAGAAGTTTATTAGACTTCAAAATTCAATGGTAGGGAATTTGTCTGGTGCTTCTCTGAAAACATATAATAATTTAAAAGTAAGAGAAGGACAAACTATTAAAAATGTAAGACAGCACGCTCAAGGATATCTTGACCATATTGCAAATCATTTTGATAAGAATAAAGACAAAGTAAAGACACTCGGTGCAAAAGAAAAGATTGAAAGAAATAAGAACGAGTATCTGAGAGAGTTTAAGAAACATATCAGAAATATAGAAAGTGTCATTTCTTTTCAACAAGCCCTTGTGGCCGCAAAGATGTTAATTGTTAAAAAGTTGAATTCAGTTAAACAACTGACGGACACCTTTATAAAAACGAAAAATGGATTTAAGGTTACAAATCCAGAAGGTTATGTTGCAATTAATAATGATGGTAAGGCCGTAAAACTTGTTGATAGAATGGAGTTTAGTTTTAATAACTTTACTGCAATAAAGAATTGGGATAAGTGATGAAAACATTTAAACAATTTATAGAAGAACAAAAATCACCTAGTGGTGCAGAGTATGAGTCTATTATAACTGTTGGTTATAATCAGAATAAACCTTATTCTGTAAAAAATGCAAAAGACAAAAATGCATTTAATACAGTAAAACAATTTTTTCCAGATTATGAAAATGAAGCAGAAAGTTTAGGTAAAACTTTTAGAGGTGTAACAAAGGGTGTTATGATTCAGTATGGTGCAAGTAAAGATACAACTTCATCATTATGGAAACAATATACTGGAAAAGGAAAAGACACACCAAAGACTGATGTTTATACTCCGACTCATAATATATCGTTGAAAAAAAAGGGTGGTGGTCAATTAATGTCAGCAGCAAGTAAAGAAGCAATCGCAACAGTTATGGGTGCATTAGAAATGACAGGCGAAAAAAATGATGAAGTTAAAAAAATTGCAGATGATATATCAAATAATTTTACTAAATTAATTTTAGATGGTTACATTGGTGCTCTAGTTGACCCCTCACAAGACAAAAAGGGTCAATTTAAAGATATGTCTGATGAAGAAAGAAAAAATAAAATAAGAGAAAAAATTAAAATTGATGAAATGCATAATAAGTTAACAAAAGATATTAATAATGTTTTAAATAAAAATGAAGTTGTTAAACAAAATATTTGTTATATTGCAACCACTGGTTATCAAAAATTTCCAGAGGGTAGTAGAGGTATTGCAAATAAACTGATTGAGTTTGACCCTAAATCTGGTAAAATATTACACAATATAGATACTGGGACTCCAGATAACATATCATCTGGTATAAAAAAAATGTCAAGTGCAACAAGTTTTTATGTTGCATTTAAAACTGGTTCAAAAAATCCATATTCATCATTAAGAACTAAAACTGTAAAATTTGATACAATGAACGAAGTTTTTATAGAAACATTAAAAAAAGATTTAAACATAAAAAAATTAGATGAATCTTTTGATAATTTAAATGAAGAAATGATTATTGAAAATTTGTTGAAGAGAGCAATTAACAAAGTCAAAGATATAGGTGGTTCAATCAAATCTTATTTTAGTAATTTCTATAATAAAATTGTTGAGAAATTTAAAAATATAATAAACAAAATAATTAAAATGGGTAAAAAAGCATTTGAAAATTTATTTAAATTTTTAGGTATAGAGATTACAAATGCTTCAATTAAAATTTCTGGAGTTGGTGGTGGATTCGCATCAAAGTAAATATGAAAACATTTAAACAATTTATAGAAGCACCAAGAATACCTAGAAAGAAAGGTCAACCAGCAGGGTCTGATAAACATTCTGATTTATATACAGATGAGAATCCTAAAGGTACAATACACGGACTAGGATTTAAAGATGAAAAGACTGCAAGGGCAAGTGTAAAGAAAATAAATAGTAGTAATAGAAAACACGCACATAAAATACAAGCTGCGATTGCAATGGAACAAAGAGCAAAAGTTGCTGGTAAAACAAAAGAGGCTGCAATCTATCGTGCTTATATAGAGAAGATGAAAAAGAAAACAAAGGAAATGAACAAATGAAAACATTTACAGAGTTAAAAAAGTTTGTTATGGATTTAGATGATGATGTAAGAGATATGTATTCCATAGACCAAGAGATTGTTGAGATTATGGATAGTGAAAATCTTGACGAAGTTACTGCGATTTCTAAATTTATACAAAGAGCAAGAAAGGCAGGAAGAAAGTTAAGAGCGAAATCTGCAATGTTTGTGAAGAAAAGAATGAGAGCATTAAAAAGATATAAAAAACCAGAGGCAATAAAAAGAATTGCAAGAAAGAAAGCGATTGATTTATTAGTGCAAAAGATATACAAACTTCCATATAGAAGTTTACCAATGCAGAGAAAAGCACAGATAACTCAAAACTTTTTATCTAAACCAAATATTAAAAAGAAGATTAATAAGATTGCTAAGAAACAAGAAAGAAAAGTAAGAATTGCAGATAGAGAAAGAATTGCAAAAATGAGAGCAAAATAATGATAGAAGAAGGGCCTATGAAAGAACATATTGAAAGAAGTAAAGAAGGTGTAATTGTTGCAAAATATATTACTTACACTATAAAAGATGGTATGTTGGTAAAAGAAGTTAGTACGAGAAAATATATGAAAACATCAAAAGGTGAGTATATTGATTCTAAAACAAGTGAACCAATAGTAGAGGTAGGAAATGAAACTTAGAAACTTATTAGAAAAAACTGAATCAGTTGTATTTACATTTGGTAGGTTCAATCCACCAACGACTGGTCACGAAAAACTAATAGAGAAAGTTAAGAAGATTGCTGGTGGTGATGATTATTATATATTTCCATCACATTCTCAAAACAATAAGAAAGACCCTTTACCATTCGCAAAGAAAGTTGCATATATGAGAGATATGTTTCCAAAACATAAAAGAAACATAATCGCAAATAACAAATTAAAAACAGTTTTAGATATTGCAGTTTACTTTCACGAACAAGGTTATGTAGAATTAAATATGGTGGTAGGTTCGGATAGAGTTGCAGAGTTTAAAAAACTATTGACAACATATAATGGACAAGAAAAAAGACACGGTTTTTATGATTTTGATACTATACAGATTTTTAGTGCTGGTGAAAGAGACCCAGATGCAGAAGGTGTTACTGGAATGAGTGCATCTAAAATGAGGGCAGCTGCAACTAATAATGATTATGATACATTTCAAAAAGGATTACCAAGAGGTTTTAAAAATGGTAATCAATTATTCAAGGATGTGAGGAAAGGTATGAACTTAAAAGAGAATTCAAAATACTCTGATGAAGAAATTGAAAGAGATTTATATATCAGAGGTGCAATCTATCAAATCGGAGATTTGGTAGAAAATATAAATGATGGAACTAGTGGTGAGATAATTAGAAGAGGTACAAACTATGTACAATACACAGATGGTGAAAATGTACATAAAGCATTTCTTCATTCAATAAAAGAAACAAAAAAAATAACAAAAACAAAACAAGACCCAGATATAAAAGACAGTCCAGGCACAGAACCAGCAAAGTATTATGCAAAAGGTGTAGGTGATAAAAAAGGAATGTCTGTATCTACTAAAAAGGCAAGAGATGCCCATTTTACAAAGGGAGCGAAAATGGACGATGATAACCCTAACGCATACAAACCAGCGCCTGGTGATAAAGGTAAGAAAACTAAACCATCACAGTACACTAAAAAGTTTAAACAAATGTATGGTGAAGTAACAGAAAGAAGAATAGACCCAGCAGATATTGATACTTCTGCAACAGATGATGATATTGCAGCTGCAGATAAAAATATTATGATGCAACTAAGAAAGTCTGTATCACTAAGAGGTAATTTTCCAGTTCAATTTATGGATAAGAAAAAAGTAAAAGTTTCATCTAAGATTGCACAAGCAGTTCAATCAAAATATAATTCTATGAGGAAACCAGCAGATAAAGAAAAGTTTCAGAATAGAATTTCTAAATCATATAAAGATTTATTAAGTGCGTTGAAAGAACAACTTAATATTAATGAACAACCAAAACACGAAATTACAGTAGGTGATTACACAACTAAGTTTTTCTATATGTGTGGTTCTGCACAAACAACTATGAAAAAACACGCAGATAAGGAAGGTGCAGAAGAACTTACTCGTATGCAAGATTTATTTTATAAAATGGAAAAAGATGCAATGGACTCTGGTGGTGCAAGTGATGAACAGAAAAAGAAATCACAAATACTCTATGATAAAATAATTGCAAAAGCAGACGATATGGGTATTAAGAATGAAGTTGACAAATATATGAAACTTCATTTGACTTCAATGTTAAATAATAAACCTAAACTAGGATTTGGTAGAACAGATATTAGTGAAAGTCTTTGGAAAAACATTCATAAAAAAAGAGAAAGAATAAAAAGGGGTTCTGGTGAGAAGATGAGAAAACCTGGCGAAAAGGGAGCACCTACACCAGCACAAATGAAAAGAGCAAAAGGTGAAGAAACTGATATTCAAGAGTTACCATATTATAGAAAAATAAGAGATAAAATACATCAAATGGTGCATCCTAAAGGTTATGAAAAAATTACAAAAATGTATCTTGATTTAAGAAAAAAAGGTAAAACTGCAACACAAGCAGTAGGTGAAATAGGAAGACTGGTTAGTGGTGTTGAGGGTAGAGATGTTGCATATTACATCAATAGTTTAGTTGATAAAGGTAAGTTACCTAAACAACTTGCTGCAAACATAGATTTTGAAATAGACGAATCTGTAAATCTTACTGAGAAGATTGCTGGTCTTGTTAAGAAATCACAACAAACTGGTGTTCCTTATGGTATTCTAAAAAAAAGTTATGATAGAGGACTTGCAGCTTGGAGAACTGGACACAGACCAGGCACTACACCACAACAATGGGCATTTGCAAGAGTGAACTCAATGTTAACTGGTGGTAAGGCAGACCCAGATTTACAAAAACAAGCAAGAGCATCTAAAAAGAAAAAGAAAAAAGAAGCATACGAAATAGGAGAACCTTATGCTAGACATACATTTGATGTTACACCAGGCCAAGACTATGAACAGTCAGTCAAGTCAAAGGTTGCGAGTGAATCCAATATACAAGAGTGGTTTGAAAGACCGTCTACTAGAAAAGAGTATCAAGAAAGATACAAAGATGAATGGGAAGAAAAACTCCAAGAAACCTATAATCGCATGAGGTCAAAGATTTCTAAAGAAGATTTAGAAGATAAATATATAGAGAAACTAGAGATAGTAGAATCTGAATATCAAGGTCGTAAAGTTAAGTTAAATGACCCATTTAGACTACCTAGTGGAAGTAATAAAAAGTTTGGTGTTTATGTAAAAAATGAAAAAGGTAATGTAGTTAAAGTGACTTTCGGAGACCCAAATATGGAGATAAAGAGGGACGACCCAGGCAGATTAAAAAGTTTTAGAGCAAGACATAATTGCGATAATCCTGGCCCAAAAACAAAAGCACGATACTGGAGTTGTTTTCAGTGGAGAAAAGGTGCAAAGGTTGATAATTAGGAAAAGTTATGACAACATATAGACAAAAAATGACAGAAGCATATCAACAAGTTAGGGAAAGAGAACTGACTCCAACTGAACTGAAACGCAGAGAAGAGATTGCAAAAAAACTTCCATTAAAAGACTTTGAAAAAAGGTATGGGAAAGAAAAAGGTATGCAAGTCAAAATGGGTGTTGCAACCAAAATGGCAAAAAAAGAATCTTTTGAATTGCGTGAGTTATCAACACAAGATGCTCTTGTTGT